CCTATTTATTTCGAAGCCGAAAAAATCCGCCATAATTTACCTCATATAATCTGCGGTGCCTTAACGACACCGCTTCATATATTATTTATACTACTTTTAAAAGTAACTTTTAAGTCGTAGTATCTGATTCCCAATATTGTACTTGAAGTTCAACTGTGAATTCTGAAAGTGTATTTTCAGAGTCATAGTTTACGTCGATTGCACTAACGTTAGTTGGGAAAGCCCCTCTAACATTATACGTTTTAGTAACAACACCTGCTTTGTTCAATTGCTCAATAATAACATCAGCTTCGTAATCCACAGGATTAGCTAAGCCAGTATTATTATTATGCTCATTAATACCATTCATCCATCTTTCGAATGCACCTCTAACTACAAAATCAACATCGTTGATAATTGTTAAAGATATTGGTTCAAAAGTTCTGTCACCTGCTAATTGCAATTGACGTCCTCTGAAAGGTACCATGATTGGAGCAATCACGCTAGAAGGTATTTGTGCACCTTTACACAAGAATGATGTTAATTCAACATCCGCTTGCGCATAACTTGGGAAGTTGACCGTGGCTTTGAACATGTTTGCTCGTGCGCCACCTCCAACTAATTTCGATTTAAAATCGTCTACACCTAGTATTGCCATTATATTCTCCTATTAACTACCGGCGATTTCTGAGAAATCGACACCAGTTCTGGTTGCTACAAAGTTTAATGTAATGAAGTTAATAGATCTTGCAGGCTTGATAAAGATATCAGCTATAAATTTATTAGTGTCAATTACATTTCCAGTGTTGTTAGTTGTATCGCAAACGACTAAGAAATCCGTTAGTCCTCTACGCCCCTTTACTTCCCTGAGGAAAGGCTCAACTGCGTTTTTAAATTGAGCTCGAGTGAACTCGTCATTAAATTCGAATAGTTGCGCTTTAGCCGCAGTAGAAATTGCTTTTTCCAAAGTATTAAACAATCTACGTACGTTAATACGATCGAATGCTGAAGGCTTAGATAAAAGTGTTTTGTCTCCAAATAGAAGAGTACCTTGACCAGGAAGACTTACTATCGGATTTACTCTTGCTTTATAAAGAGTATCTCTATCAGCTTGTTTTGGATTAAAAGCTAATTTAGTTACACCGAATAGTTGACCACGCGTTACACCTGCTGGTGAGAACCATGCGTCAGCTGTCCTATCAGTAGCGGCACATAATCCAGCAATATGACCTGAAGCTCCGATATAACGATAAGTATCGTTGTATTTGTCATAGACATATAGAGCCGTAGAATCACAAGATGCATAACTCGATGAGTTAAGTGTATCTGCATATGCTTTCACATTTGCTGCAGGAGTAGAAGTACCTACTGTATCTTCGATTGGAGGAGATACAAACGCCATACAATCTTTTCTTGCAGATGCAATAGTGATTAAACTTCCGGCGATTGTGGTTGCACTACCTGCATCTGGAAACGCAAATAGAAGTTGCACATCTACAGTTTCAGCATCTTTTAATAGGTCGTGACCTAATAAAATGTCAGAAGCTGCAGGTGTATTACCGTCAACTCCGCCAGATAAAGAATTATCTATTGCGGTGTTTGATCCGGCTATTGTTGCTGTGCCGCTTATCACAGCTCCAGCGTTTGATAATGCCGTAGGGTGATCCATCCATCTAATGTATTGTGAATTATTATTAATTACATCTACATAATAGTTACTCTATAGGAAAATGGAATTCAATTGGAAGATTTCGTAAATTTCATCTTTTCGGAATTTCCAGTGTAAGCAGCTGCTATGTCTCTATACAACAGCTATTTGGAGAAACAGTTTGTAACAGACTTTGTTGCTAAGACACAGATATGTTAAGGTAAACTCTGTAATGTGTACATATAGCACTACAAGTACTGTAAAGTAACACCTGCTAATGAGTGGTCCATCTCTATATAGACCACGAGAAATGCTGTATTTTGACTAGAAAACGACAATTTAATACTAAATTTCGTAAAGTTTCGTAAAATACCGAAAAGACTGAAGAATTCTCTTTGTAGAAGGTAATGCATGGTGAAAGACGAATATGTGTAAGAATGCTTGCCTAAATTCCAATAATCACCCAAAATACCATTTCGTGTACAATTACTCACATTTGAAGGTTTT